GTCAAACTACTTTGGCAGCGGCTAATATTGCTGTTGTCAACGTAGCCAACACCTTTACAGGCACACAGACATTCTCAGGAACATCATCAACACTAGCAATGGTCTTGAATGATGTGGCAGAGGTAACAACAGTATCGGCTACAGCGGCAACAGGCACGATTGCATACGATGTCACTACCCAAGCTGTTCTCTATTACACCAGCAATGCAAGTGCTAACTGGACAGTTAACTTTAGAGGTTCTAGCGGTACTTCATTAGACACATTGATGAGTACAGGTCAGTCAATGACTGTGGCTTTCTTGGTAACTCAGGGTGCTACTGCCTACTACAACTCTGCTGTGCAAGTTGATGGCACTACGTCAGGCGTGACTACAAGATGGTTTGGTGGTGCGCCTACTGCGGGTAATGCAAGTGGCATTGATAGTTATCGCTACCTCATCATTAAAACAGGCAGTGCAACATTTACTGTCTTGGCAAGCAACACACAATTTAAGGCCTAAACCATGCCATTACAAGCTACAAGCGGTGCGGCTAGTTACGATGCCTTTGGTGGCAATGGTGTGGCTGTTGTGCCTACATATATTGAGGATGTGTTCAGCACATTCCTTTATACGGGTACTGGTGCTAATCAAACTATTACCAATAACATTGATTTGTCTACCAATGGTGGATTGGTTTGGATAAAAATAAGGTCAGCAACAGGAGCCCATCGTTTATTTGATACAGCAAGGGGTGCTACTAAATATCTTTCAAGCAATGGAACGGCAGGATCTGCAACAGACGCAACATCATTAACTGCTTTTAATTCAACTGGTTTTTCATTAGGCAATAACGATGCTGGAGATGATACAGTTAATGGTTCTACTTATACCTACGCCTCATGGACATTCCGCAAGCAGCCTAAGTTTTTTGATATTGTGACATGGACTGGGGATGGAGCTAACCGCACTATTTCCCATTCACTAGGATCAGTACCTGCTTGTATATTAGTGAAAAGAACAAGTAGTGGTAATGCTGCGTGGGCGGTTTACCATAGAAGTTTAGCTAATACACAATACTTGGTTCTTAATGACACAGCCGCAGCAGTGACAGATGCTACTTGGTGGAACAGCACAACGCCTACAAGCACAGTTTTTAGCCTTGGTACTGATGCTACTGTTAACGAATCTGGAAAAACATATATTGCATACATTTTTGCCCATGACGCAGGAGGCTTTGGCCTGACGGGTACGGACAATGTGATTAGCTGTGGGGGGTTTACCTGTGATGGTTCGGGCAACGCAACAGTCAGTCTTGGATACGAACCACAATGGATTTTAACTAAAAGAACTAGCTCCGCTACTGATTGGCAAATATATGACAATATGCGTGGGTTTACTGCGGATAATGTGGCACAAAAAGCGTTAAGGCCAAATACTAATACGGCTGAAAGTGATTCATTTTCTTACGCAACAAATTCAACAGGGTTTAGTTTAACTGGTGTTGGTGCGTCAAATACATTCATCTATATAGCCATACGCCGTGGCCCGATGAAAGTGCCTACTACGGGTACGAGTGTGTTTTATTCTCAAGCTATTGCACAAGCAGACACCATTGATTCAACAAACGTACCTTTCCCGCCCGATTTAGTTAATACGTTTAGCCGAAATGGTACAGATAGATCTTCTGTATATAATCTGTTTCAATTTATAGATCGTTTGCGTGGATTAGGAACGCCTATCAATGTTTTTTCAACTTCAGGCCCTGCTCTTATATCGTCTTCCACTGCAGCAGAAGGCGCTGGTCAATCTTATGTTCAATTAAAGGCAGACAGCCGAAATATCACTAGGTCTAATGGGTGGAATAATGCGTTTTATGGTAATTGGATTAACTATTTTATGCAACGAGCCCCATCGTTCTTTGATGAGGTTTGCTATAATGGGGTCGGAAGTCCATTTATTGCCACAAATAATCACAACTTAACCGTAGCGCCCGAAATGATGATTTGCAAGGTTAGAAACCTTAGCGATTCATGGTTTGTTTATCATCAAGCGCTTGGCGCAAGCAATTCGTTAACTTTAAATTCCACGAGCGCATCTGCTTCTTCTAGCAACTTTGGGAGTACAGCGCCAACTTCAACCCAGTTCACTACTGCTGTTGGGGGAAGTTCACAAACTCTTGTTGCCTACCTATTTGCAACGTGCGCTGGTGTATCCAAAGTAGGCTCATACACAGGCACAGGAACAACTCTGCAAATTAACTGTGGCTTCACAGCAGGGGCAAGGTTTGTACTCATAAAGCGCACTGACTCTACTGGCGATTGGTATGTGTGGGATACCGCTAGAGGAATTGTTTCAGGTAATGACCCATATTTATTGCTCAACAGCACTGCCGCTGAAGTAACAAACACTGACTACATCGACACCTATAGCGCAGGGTTTGAGATTAGCAGCACAGCGCCAGCCGCCATCAATGCAAGTGCTGGAACTTACATCTTCTTGGCAATCGCATAAGGAAACATCATGCAAATCAGAACACAAGACGGGCAAGTAATGTACGAGGCAGAATTTCGTGCATACACAAAAGCCAATGGTGGCCCTACATGGGAAACAACAACAACTGAGGTGCTAGAAGCCTTGGGTGCTGATGTCATCTTTGAAGGCCCACAAGCTACAGGCGGCACTGTCTACCAATACTCGCAAGCTAATGGCGTAGAGGAGATTGATGGAAAGTGGTACACCAAGCACATCCTTGGCCCTGTCTTTACAGACACCACAGACCTTGAAGGCAATGTAACCACTGCTGCTCAGAATGAAGCTGCTTACAAAGTTGCCAAGGATGCAGAGCAAGCTAAGTCTGTACGCACCACTAGGGACACCAAGCTATCTGAGACTGATTGGCGGTTTCGCAGTGATATGACCCCCTCACAGGCATGGAAGGATTACTGCCAAGCCTTGCGTGATGTTCCATCTCAGGCTGGTTTCCCTTGGACTATTGAGTGGCCTGAACAACCATGACCCCAGAACTGCAAAAATATTACGAAGAACGCTTTGACATGATGTCAACAGAGGGCTGGAAGGATTTGACTATTGATATTGACAATATGATAGAGTCGCTTAATAATCTGAGCGTTATTCCTGATGAAAAGACCTTAATGTTTAAAAAAGGTGAACTTTCCATCTTGACTTGGCTGAAAACCTTGAAAGAGGTCAGTGAACGAGCCTACGAGGAATTGAATGAAAAGAATTTATGAATTTGTCTGCGAAAGTGGACACAGAATTGAGAGACTTTGTGATTATGAGGCACAAACAACTCAGTGTGANTGCGGTGGTTCAGCCAATCGCACAATCTCTGCTCCAAGCATTAACTTGGAAGGGTGGTCNGGTCATTTTCCNTCTTCATGGATGAAATTTGACAAGAAACATCGTGATAAGTTAGCGCATGAGCAAAAAACCACAACATAAGCATTAATGCCGTTGTGTCATCCTAGAACCCAAAAGTGGCAGGAAAAGGAAAAAATATGTTAGTAGATAACCCAGACGAGATGTTAGGCGAGTTAGAGACTGTTGAAAAGCAGAAACTTGAATCAACTATTGAGCCGATGAGTAATGACATTCCCGACAAGTATCGGGGTAAAGAGTTGTCAGACATCATCAAAATGCACCAAGAGGCAGAAAAGCTGATTGGAAAGCAAGCACAAGAAGTTGGCGAAGTACGCAAATTAGCAGATGAACTCATCAAGCAAAACCTTGCGGGTAAACCCCAACATATTAAAGAGGAAGAACCTGAAATAGATTTCTTTGAGAATCCACAGGCGGCGGTTCGTAAGACTGTTGATAACCATCCCGATGTACTTGCGGCTAGACAAGCTGGTCAAGAGTTCAAAAAGATGCAGATTCAGCAAAAGCTGGCGCAAGAGCATCCTGATTTTGGTCAGATTGCTCAAGATGCAGACTTTGTAAATTGGGTGAAATCTTCACCTATTAGGATTGGTTTGTATGCAAAAGCTGATGGTGAATTTGATTATGATAGTGCTAATGAATTGCTGAGTACCTATAAGCAGTTGCGTGG